GCTAACCCTAACCACTATAGTAGTCACGTGATCACTATGATTTATCATTGGTGAATCACTAGAGTCACGCTACGCTAGAGTCACGAATTAATCACTTAATTCTGATTGATTTTATGTACTGAATTTCATATATTTGGCGGGAATTTCATGTATTTAAAATGAAATGGTTAACCGAATTATAATGAGTTGTATCAAAAGAAAACGAGAATTGATTAAGAAAGAAGAAAAAAAAGAAGAAAAAAAAGAAGAAAAAAAAGAAGATAAAGAATGCCTTATTATCCCAGACGGTTTGGGTACAGGAGTAGATTTGGTTCTAGTACCTACAGGACTTATAGACGGCCGTATTCTCTATATAGAGGCATCAACACAAGACCTGCTAGAATATCGGGCTTTTATGCAGGCACAAGGAGCACCTTCCGCAGGGTCCTCGGTTTCAGAAGGCTACCTTGGGGCGTAATTAGAAGAACATATACTGTTCCTGAAAAGAAATTTAATGATGTCGATGTAAATCAAGCTGTAAGTTCAAGTGGTTCATCATTTTTAATGAATGGATTATTATTGGGAACAAGTGCAGAAACAAGAGTTGGACAAAAAATTATGATTAAGAATTGGCAACTGAGATTAAATGCTGTTGGACCACAAGGTGCTGCATCACCTACAGTTACTTCAACATTTTTAAGATGTATGGTAATTTGGGATGTACAACCAAATGGTGTACTTTTGGGAGTAAATGATGTATTACAAGATCCTGTTGATACTGTTCGATCACCCATTTATATGGGAAATAGTCTTCGATTTAAAATTTTGTATGATGAGGTATTACCAATGGGTGTACAATTTTCAGTCGGACAAACATTACCACCCAATTTTCAACAATGGATTAAAAAATATCAGAAAGTGAATTTGGAAACAAGATATGCTGATTCAAATAATGGAGACATTACAGATATAACAACGGGAGCACTAGTTTTATTATTATTAAGTGATAATGCTGATGCAGCAAACAATGTAACTGTAAATGCATGGACTCGCATTCGATTTTATGATAACTAATCTAATTGCTCATCGGTATAAAGCTCATTGAGATATAATGGAGAACCATTAGTATCACGTGTGATAATATCATAATCTTGAAATGATAATAAATTAATGATTCTAAGTCTACATAACAAAGGTTCTAAATCTCTTAAAGATTTCTTATGATAAACCTCTTCAGGAGTATAATTTGAAAGTATAAAAACAGGAATATTTCTATTTTTAATTCTTCCTCCTGCAACATATTTTCCTGGAAGTGTCATCTTTGAACCTTGAAGGAACAAATTCAAAAATTGAATTGTTAACTGGCCTTTGAATTCATCAATATAGGCGAAATCATACTTGTCATCATCCCATGTTGCGAAATCATTGTTCACTGGAATCTCGAATCCAACTAATCCAGATTCCTCTAACTTGCGTATAAATGTAGATTTGCCAGTATTAGGAGGTCCGTATATCCAAAATTGGGGAGATTTAAATGGCATCTCTTGCAACATATCGTATTCCATACCATTCAAGATGAAGTGAAGAAATCTTGGTCTTTTTTCTTTTCTTTCTTTCAATTCTAACTGTTGTTGAAAGTCTTGAGCAACACGCTTAACTTGATTACTATGAAGAACACAAAACGAACCTAATTCTTTATCTTGCAACACATCGTTATATGATTTACCATTGGAAAGCATTTGGTATATACTCTGTGAATATCCAAGTTTCACATGTTTCCTCTTTTTTTGTGAACTTTCCTCATAAGCTTTAATGATCTCAGGAACATCAATCTTGTGCGAAACAAAGTTTCCTTCTTTCGTAATGTATCTAATGCATGCTTTAAAGCAACGAACTTTTTGATAGTTTCCTCTCTTTCCTCCAATGAAATCAAATGAGGAGGCAGCACGGACATTAAAAGGCTTTGGTCTTTCAAGAAAGATATGGAGGTGTTGATTGCCGTCTTGATGTCTCTCTTCAGAAACGACAACTTTACAAGTGCTTGTGGAATTGTTTTCAACAATTCTCTTAAGAGCCTCCTCTTTCGATACAGAACATTGAGGGAAGGTAATGAAGATACGCTTACCCTGGAGCCTGAACGAAGTCGAAGTATCCAATTGTTGAAGTCCATTCTCCTCATGATTTAAGACCGTATTGACACTGCTCACAATAGACGTAGTGGTCGTGGTGGATACAGTCGCACTCGTAGTCATTAACTCTAATAGATAACTTTTGGTAATTTAAAATTACTAGTCGATAACAGCAACTATGAAGTAAATAATGTTGTACAGCGTGGTCTATCCAAACGTGATTAACAGTATTTACTTTGGCGGGCAGCTCTAGTTGATAAAGGCTAACTCTTTTGCGGCTCGACAGTTTGGCTTTGGCTTTATGGTGCGGCTTAAAAGTAATATTATAGAGCCGCACTAACTAGCCAAACAAATCCATTGGTCAGATAATTCTATTGGTGTGAATAGCTTCTACCAGAATTCGAAATTAATTCTATTGGTGCAACATCGGGCATACCCTAAAAGGTTAATTGTGCCCACTACTTAACAGAGAGTCTGCGACGCTTTTTATAACCAATGCCCTCCGCGCTGCTCCGGGCAGGCAACCCTAACTTTAGATAGTATTCAGAGAGTGCTAACCCTAACCACTATAGTAGTCACGTGATCACTATGATTTATCATTGGTGAATCACTAGAGTCACGCTACGCTAGAGTCACGAATTAATCACTTAATTCTGATTGATTTTATGTACTG